CCCGAGAAGGGGGAGGGACTGTTCCACGACGAGGATGGCAAGCCCCGGAGCCCGTGGTATGACGCTGAGATCATCCGGCGGGCGCACCCGGTAGAGATCGCCACCCAGCTAGACATCGACTACCAAGGCTCCGCCTACCCGTTTTTCCCTCCAGAGAACCTTCGGGAACTGAAAAGAGACTACTGCCGCGAACCCTCGCATATTGGAACAGTCTATGTCCAACCCGGATACGAACCACTCTTCGAGGAGAACGATGTGGGAGACCTTCGTGTCTGGTGCGCTCTGGACGAAAAGGGCAATCCTCCTTCAGATCGTGATTATGTGGTGGGCTGTGATGTCTCTCAGGGTACTGGTGCCAGCGATTCCGCGATATCTGTGGGTGATCGTCTCAGTGGCGAGAAAGTGGCTGAGCTATGCACTAACCAACTCTCCGCGAACAAGTTTGCAGAACTTGCAGTCAGCATTTGCCGTATGTTTTCAGGACCGGGTGGACGAGGTGCCTTCCTCATATGGGAGGCGACCGGCCCCGGACGAACCTTCGGAAAGACCGTCATAGACGACTGCCACTACTCAAACATATACTACATGACTGACGAGCGATCAGTTAGAAAAAGACAGAGCGACAGGCCCGGATGGTTCTCGACTGGCGATGGCAAAAAAGACCTGCTCAATGACTACCGGAACAATCTGGTCACACGAGCATTCATCAATCCGTCAGAACGTGCCCTGAACCAAGCCGGGGAGTTCATCTACCTCCCCAACGGAAAGATCGAACACTCCGGGTCAGTGAACTCGATTGATCCTACCGACAGGGGGGATAACCACGGAGACATAGTCATCGCCGACTCACTTTGCTCAAAGGTTCTTCGCCGGGCCATCCAGAAGCCGGAGAGGGAAGTCCAAGGAACGCCCGTGATGTCTATGGCGTGGAGGCAAGAGCAGCGTCAGGCCCATACCGAGGAGTGGTAGGATGCCCAACCCTAGTAACCCGAAACAGCTCATGCGTCTCCGTCGCGCGATGGAGTATTCTCGCTACAAGCTCCAGCCCTTCCGAGAAAGACACAAGGAAGCTGTCGAGCAGTCTGTCGGCGTCTACTACTCCGACAGTGGGGCAAAGAAGCCTGTCCATGTAAACCTGATGGAGCTGGCCTCGAACATCTACGAACGCCAATTGGTTTCGAGACCCCCGCAGGTGAATGTCTTTTCCAGACGTGACGGCATCTCATCGGCAGCAGAGAGGCTGGAATCAGTCGTCAACGACCAGTTGCGCAGGTTTGACATTCACAAGGAGCTGCGGAGGGCCGTTCGCTCTGCGCTGTTCTCTATGGGGATCATCAAGGTCGGCCAAGCCTTTCAGGGATCGTATGAGATTGACGGATACGAGATCGACAAGAATAACCCGTTCGTGAAGCACATCCTTCTGGACGACTGGGTCCACGATATGACGGCCCGTGTTCAGGAGGAATGCTCCTTTCAGGGCCACCGCTACCTAATGGACCTTGACGACGCCAAGACGAACAAGGAATTCAAGAGAAACGTCCGCAGCAAGCTGAAGGCCGGAGACCTCTCCAACTACAACGAGGGTGGCGACGAGCGAATCTCCTCCCTGACCTCCGACGGCACGATGCTGCAAGAGAGATACATCGACAAAGTGGAGTTGTGGGAAATCTGGATTCCCAAGAGCAAGCTGCTGGTCACGCTCGGACCCAACGACGGAGACCCACCCCTGCGGGTGGTGGAATGGGACGGCCCCGAGGACGGCCCTTTCCACACGCTATTCTTCAACGAGGTGGACGGGAACTCGATGCCGCTGGCCCCGGCGATGCTGTGGCAGGGTCTTCACCAGATCGTCAACGGACTCTACCGAAAATTGGACCGGCAGGCTCAACGCCAGAAGACAGTGGGGGTCGTGCGTGGGCACGATACCGAGGACGGCGACCGGCTGCGAAAGGCGAACGACGGGGATGTCGTTTCCATCAGCGGCGGGATGCCCATCGAGGAGGTCTCGACCGGGGGCATCAACCAGCAGAACTTCGCGTTCATGCTCCAGTCGAAGGAACTGTTTAGTTGGCTGGCCGGGAACTTGGATGCTCTGGGGGGTCTGGGCGCACAGTCCGAGACTCTGGGGCAGGACCAGTTGTTGTTCTCCAGTGCCAACCAGCGGGTTGCCGGGATGCAGGACGCGGTCAGGCTCTTCACCAAGGATGTCATCTCGGACTTCGCTTACTACCTCTGGAACGATCCCCTTGAGGAATACCCCGCCGAAATCCAGATGGGCAAGTTTGAGCCGATGAAGACGGCGTTGAAGCCCGAGCAGCGGGAGAAGTCGTTCTTCGAGTACGAACTTGACATCGAGCCATATTCGATGCAGTTCCAGTCACCCGGACAGAGATTGCAGACCCTCAACCAAGTTGTTCAGGGTGTGATTATGCCAGCCATGCCACTCATGCAGCAGCAGGGTATGGGTTTAGATATGGGTGCGTTGCTGAGGATCTACGCTCAATACTCGAACATGCCTGAGCTGAACGAGATCGTCACCCAGCAGGGAGAGGCTCCTGAGCAGGGCATGGGGAGAGACGAGGAATCCCAGAGGCAGCCGCCCGTCACCCATCGCACCAACGAGAGGATCAGCAGGCCCGGAGCGACTAGGGGAGGGGCCGAGCAGGTTGCAATCAATAACATGATGGGCAACAAGATGCAGCCCAGCGAACAGGACGCCGCCGCTAGACGGACGGGAGGAGGCTCCTGATGGCACGAAACTACGCAAAGGAATACCGGGATTACCACGGTAAGCCGTCCCAGATAAAGCGACGTTCTAATCGCAACAAAGCCCGCCGGAAGCTGCTCGCTGCCGGAGTGGTCCGCAAGGGCGATGGCCGGGATGTTCACCACAAGGACAGCAACCCGAACAACAACAGCCGGGCAAACCTCGCGGCTGTTCTGAAAGGGAAGAACCGGAGCATGAACGGCAAGCGAAAAAAGCGAAAGAAGCAAAGGAAGGCATGAAGATCAAATACACGGTCAACGGCAAGGAGCTAACCGAGGACGCTTTCAAGGCGAGGAAAGTTCCCGGTATTGATCTAAACCAAAACACCCCCTCTAATGTGCAAAAGGAATGGGAGGGGCATTTTTGCGAGGGTTCCGCAGTACACCCAAAAGACATCAAGGCTGCTGAGGCGCACGCCGCCAAGCATGGGATTCCGACTTACTTTGACGGGCAGGGCAGGCCGAATTTTACTAGTATGAGACATCAGGCCAGCTACCTGAAACTAATCGGTATGCACAACAAAGACGGAGTCATGTAATGCCTCGAAGAATGCAAAAATTTCTGCGCTCGTCTGCTACGGAGGCGGCGGAAGAGGCCATGTCATCAGCGTTCCAATCGGGGCTTCGGGTGCAGCCCCATTTCGACGACCGGATTCGTATGCCTGACCAAAGCCGCCGCCGATCCAACCGATCACGGCAGAACAAGCCAACAGCAGCACATCTGGCCGCCATACGAAAGCTGAAGAAGAAGAAGCGGAAGATTCCGTCCAGAAGTCAGGCACTCTTTGACATTCTCGGCGGGGTAGGCAAGAAGATGGAGTATAGGATGAGAACAAAGGGTCGAATTGGGTACTAGGTTTTTTAGGAGCAGGAAACGATGGCTGACGAGTATCAAATGGAAGAAGGCGAAGCGACCGAACTCCCCGAAGAGAATCCGGGCGAGGAAATCATCGACGTGACCGAGCCCTCCTCGTTTTCCGGCGGGTTGCCAGAAGAGGAGCCGGGGGACGATGCTCCCGAGGCGGAAGAGTCCAGCTTCAGGGACGAACAGTATCTCTGGGGCCAGCAGATTGGGCTGTCCCGCGATCAGGTAGAAGCGTTCGGGACACCAGAAGCCTTCGACGGAATGATCGAGAGAATCTCTTACGACGATGAGGGCGAGGAGGAGACGGAGCCGTCCGCACCCCCCACCCCCCAAGAGGAATACTCTAGCTACGTCTTGGAAGACGAGGGCGACTACGACGAAGGTATCGTCAAGTTTGTCTCGCACACCAACGATCAGCTCAAGGCCATGAATGAGACGATGGCCGGTCTCCGAGAAGAAAACTCCCGCTTGATTCAGGCGGAGTACGCTCGACACGCAGAAACCAATGTTGCAGAATTCGAGCGAATCGTGAATACTATGGACGAAGCGACTTTCGGACGAGGCGAGCAGGACAACCTGCCTAGCCATGAAGCCGATTCTCGCATGAGGCTGGCTGAGGCGGTTTCACGACTGGGGCACGGATACGAGGCAAGGGGTGAAGATATTCCCCCGATGGCTCGATTAGTTGAAGAAGCCAGCGGTGCTGTCTTCGGGAACGAAATCAAGAACCAAACTCTCCGAAAAGCCTCCGAGAGATCGAGACAGCAAAGGTCTCAAGCCTCTGCTATCCCGACTCACGAGGAAGCCTCTCCTCTCACGTCTGACGAAGCTGCTGTCAAGGCAGCGACCGAATGGCAACAGGAACAGGGGTGGCGTTAGGAGATCAGCCTTAAGGATAAAACATGGCTTACATCGCCAGCGACTACCAAGACCTGATCGAAACCACGCTTCGCCATCTAGACAAGGTGAAGTGGACGGACCTCGTTGTGGACCTCCAGCGTCACACGGCGATGCCCCAGCTTCTCAAGAAGAACCGCGTCGAATTCGGTTCGGGCCACGGCCACCAGTTCAACCTCCGCGTGGACAGCAACAACGCTGCCCGCAACGTGAAGCTGAACGAAGAGGACAACCCGACAACCGCTGACACGCAGATTCGCGGCCAGATCGACTGGCGGCACAGCGAGACGCACTGGGCCATCGAAGAGCGGATCATTGCGATGAACCGCGAACCGGCCCGTCTCGTCAATCTCCTGAAGACCTCCCGCGTTGACTGCATGACCAGTCTCGCAGAGTTGATGGAAGAGAACTTCTGGGGCGCGCCCCCGGCTAAGGGCGACACCATCAAGCCTCTCGGCGTCAACTACTGGATCGCCCTCGGATCAGATACCGACAAGGGCTTTCTGGGCAAGTACCCCGAGAGCGGCGGATACGTTGTCACCGACAAGATCGGCGGCGTCGATCCTGACCAATACCCGAGATGGAAAAATTACGTCGATTTTTTCAAAACCGTGTCCAAGAGCGATCTGATCCGCGCTTGGCGGGAAGCTGCTGTCAAAACGGACTTCCGTCCGCCTGTTGATGGCCCCTACAACAACGTCGGGCAGGACTTCTCGTTCTATACTTCCTACGCGATCATCTCGCGGATGGAAGAGATTTTGGAAAGCCAGAATCAGAACCTCGGTAACGACGTGGCGAGCAAAGAGGGCATGACAACCTTCCGTCGCACGTCGGTCAACTGGGTTCCGTTCCTCGACGTGGATCAGGGCAACGTCGCCCAGAACCGCGTTTACGGGATTAACTGGAAAAACTTCATGCCGGTCTTCCTCAGCGGAGAATACATGCGGGAATCGAAGGTCGCCCCGCATCCGCTGCACCACCGGACCATCACGCAGTACATCGACTGCACCTACAACTTCCTTTGTAACGACCGGCGAAGCCAGTTCGTTCTGAAGGACATTTCCTAAAGTAACCGAAACCCTGTGGCCTCCCGCCTTGCCATCGCTGCCATGCGGGGCGGGAGGTTGAAACTGGCAGCGTCAGAAAGCGAGAACGAACATGAGTGCAAACATGGATCACAAGGGAATTGTGAAGGCTGGTCGCTTGTCGCCAGTTATCTTCGGAAACTTCCCTGTCAAGAACGCGCTGGCCCGTCTCAACGGCGAGATGCGTTTGCTGGACGCTGTTGCCGAGGGCTACCTCGTTGACACGGACATCGCCACCAACAACCCCCTCAACTTCAACGACGGCACGACAGCCCACCTTGGACTGACCGTTTCTGGCGGCGAGTGGGTTTTGACCCCGGCTTCGGGTGCCAACAAGGAGGCTTTTGTCGAGCTGACCCACGCGGGCCAGACAATCGACGCGACGAACAGGTTCGCCTTGGAAGCCACCCTGAGCTTCGATGACACCGACGCCAAGCAGGTCATCTTCTTTGGCCTGCACGCTGGCTCACCGGCAGGTGCCCTCGTCGATTACGCCGCTGACCCGTTGGTTTTGGCAAACCTTCAGGTCCAAGGCGTTGGCATTCTGCTGAAGGCAGCTGAGTCGGCAGACGATGTGAAAAGCATCTTTGTTGTCAAGCACAGCGGGACAGGCGACCCGGTCATTGTTGACACGGGGAAGACTCTCGCCGCTACTGCTTCGTCACGAGTTGGACTCATCGGCGACGGAAGTGGCCGGGTTCAGGTCGTCGTGGGCAACTCGGTTGTCAAGAAGGTTTCGCTGCCCGGTGGCCTGAGTGCTACCAGCAAGGCTTCCTGCATTCTGAAGCAGCAGGAAGCCGATGTCAGCCCACTCACCCTCGGTCGCCTGCTGGCCGTGGCCGTGAGTGACTAATTGAAAGCCCCAAGGGATTCGCCTCCCTTCAGCCGCAGGGGGCGGTGGTTTCACCGCCATCGCCCCCTGTTCTTTTACTAGGGGTACGTCATGGCACTTCTCGGACTGAACTTCGGCGAGCTTCAGCAGGAAGTAAACGAGTACCTGTTCGGCGGGTCGGGCGCGCCGGTTGGCGAGACGAACATCGACATCGTCAAGCGGGTCATCCACTCAGGCTGTCGCCAGTTCTACAGCCCGCCCCCTCTTGGGAACTACGCCCACGAGTGGAGCTTCCTGAAGCCCGTCACCAAGAGGACGATTCAGGCTCCCTACACCAACGGAGCAACGAACACGGCGTACTACCAGCACGTCGGAGCGACCAGCGGCGACCGGCTGATGAAGATTGACCGCCTGAGCGTCATCGGGCGAAGCTCGGGTGCCAAGACGTACACAACGGCAAGCCCCCACGGGTTCGTTGTTGGCGACGTTGTGAGGATTCACAACCTAGTCAGCGGCGGCGATCTGGCACACTACACTTTCACAATCGTCTCCCTGCCAACACTCGACTCGTTTGAGCATTCAGAAGCCTCGGTTCCGATTGATGTAGAAGACGCGGCTGTCTCAAAGGACATCCCATCTTGGGCAACAAGCGGGTTGTTTGACTTCAACGGGGTCAGCTATCCGATTGCAGAAGTCCTCGCTGAAGGCAATGCGTACAAGTGCATTCTGGATGAAGACGACAACCCCGGCACGGGCGGGCACCAGACCACGGCGACATTCAAGATCCACCAAGACGACTACAACCTCGAAGCCGACTTTGGCCGGATCGTCGGGAACATTACCTTCTCCGAGAAAGACAACGCTTGGCATACGGTCAGAATTGTCGGAGAGGGGCGGATAAGAGAGTTGCGCCAGAGAGACTATGCAGCTAGTTCCTCAACCGACCCTATTCTGGCGGCAATCGTGCCGAAAAGGACTCGCGCAACATCAGCTACAGGCGGAAGCACCACCCATCAGATCAAGTTCTGGCCTGCGATCACCAGCGCGGCAACCATCCACTACCGCTACGAGGTCAGGCCGCAAGCGTTGGAAGAGGACACCGACTACCCATACGGGGCGGACGACCACTCTGATACAATCCTGTACTCCTGCCTGTCGGAAGCCGAGCGAAGACTGGACCGGGAGGCGGGCGTTTACAAGATGCGGTTCATGGAAGCTCTCGCCGCCTCGGTGGAAAAGGACGGTAGGGCGAACCGCCCGGAGTTGTTAGGATACAACAGCGATCAGTCGGACGGGTTTGACCCCGAACACACGCGAATCTTCGGCGGGCGAATCCGTCACAAACAGCAGGACGGAACATTTCTGGAGTAGAAAATGGGACTCATCGAACGCAGGGACTCCGTTCAGACCATTACGGTCGATTCGGCTGTCAGCACATCCACATCAATCGACCTGCGGAACGCATCCGGGGCGATTGTCCAGTTTGGCACCGGCGAAGACCCCGGCACGTCGGTTCAGGTGTGGGTTTCGGACGACAACGTAACCTTCTACCGCCTTCAGGACAAAACAGGTGCGGCATCCGTGAACTGGGTCGATGTCGCAGCAGAGACAGCCGTGCCACTCCCCGACGAGTCGTTCTCCGCACACTACGTCAGGCTTGTTGGGACAACGGAAGCCGCAGCCACGGTCATGCTGAAAGGCTAGGATGTCCAAGCGAGCAAGATATCTGCGCCCAATCCAGCCAGCCTTTGCAACGGTTGTTTCGGACGATACCGTGTGGTCTGAGATTCCCGACAACGACTGGGCGGTTAACGAAAGCGGTGACAACGGAGAGGGCGGGGGCGGCAACTTCCAGTCCCAGCCCGTTTCGCCATACGTCGGAAACCGAATGAAAGTTGACCCCTTATACACGATAAGTAAGACGGGGTGGTCGGCCTACGCGATGCACTGGAACAGCTTTCCCCTGTCGTCGTCCGACACCATCGTCTCTGCCACGTTGGACGTAGGGTGGACAGGAAGCTGGATAAGTGACAATGACGGAGGCGATATAGTCCTCATCGTTGCCGCACACGACGAGAGAAACTCAAACCAGCCAGCCAGTGCCTCGGAAGCCGTCGATTTTATAGACAGGTGCGACAGCTCGAAATGGGACGGACCTGACCTTCTTGACGGCAACGGCATATTGCCATCGGTGGCCGGTGGGCGAGTGTACTCTGTTGACGTAAAAGACGAGATTGAGGAAATCTTGGCAATAAGCGGCTGGACAGCCGACGACGGAATGGTCCTCATGATTTGCGGGGTGGTCGGTGGGTCTGTGCCGCCGGGTCCACCATCGTACCCTTACACCTGCACGGGCCAGAACGCTGGCACGGAAGCCGCCCACCTGCAAGCCCTGACGGGTTCGACGGGGCTGCCCAACCCAGACGATGTTGCTAAACTAACGATTGTCTACAACTAGGGAGAATGAGATGAGTCAACGACATTTAGTGCAGGACGCCTCGGGGGTTGTTGCCGGTGATGAGAATGGCGATATTCTGATTATCGCTTCCGCCGAAGACCCCAGCTCGACCCGCGACAACGCAGCCGGTTACGCCAAGGGCTGCCTGTTCATCGACACCCTGAACGCCAAGGTGTATGTGAACAACGACAGCACCGTGACGGCCAACTGGCGAGACCTGTCACTCGACGTGTCCTAACCCCCTTCTAGGAGGATGCTATGCCTCCTCGAAGAATTCAGAAACTCGCGTTCCCCGCGAAGGGGATCAACGAGAACTTTGGGTACGAGGACCAGCCGCCCGGCACGACGCCGGATGCGGAGAATGTGCGCCCACACACCTACGGTGTAGACAAGAAGGGCCGGATGCGGGGAGGTTCCCGTCCCGGTCTTTCTCCGTATGTGAAGGACAACAGCGGGAACGAGCTGAAATTCCGAGAGACATTCGACGGCGACGGGGCAGAGGTTGGGTTGCCGATACAGCGGTTGCTTCAAATCCCAGCCGCCGAGTTCGACGAACACATCGGCGACGGTCGGTTGTTCCACGCCGGACTTTCCAAAACAGCCGAGGCATACGAAAACTCCTCTGGAAATTCGTCGCAGCTAAATGCCGGGGCAGCAAACACCAACGAACACGACGCCCTCTCTAACAGAACCTACAACTGCTCGGCTTGGGACTCTGACGGCAACTGCTTTGTCGTGTGCGTCAAGGAACACAGCTTGAGCGGCACCCACTGGTCAGACGACGACAGTGCCCACGCCGGAGCCTTTGACGTTGAAGTCTACAAGTTCGACCGCGTGGGCACGAGGCAGGCTTTCGTAGGCGGCCACGAGACGGATTCAAACTGCACGGTTCCATGCCGTGTTCTCAGGTCCGGTCGCCAAGTTCTCGGCGCAACCATCTACAACTCCATCCTGTACATCTGGGTCAGGAATGTCGCAAAGGCCAGCGCGACCGGCTCGTTCCCCGGTTCGTTCATCTTCAGGGTCAACTGCTCCGACGGCTCGATGGTGGACGGAAACAAGGAGCCAGCATCCGGTAGCTACACTACAGCTTGGGCCGACTCAGACGGAGACATCGGCCTGACGCTGCCCGCCGGTCAGGGGCTTCTTGACTACTGTCCCGGCGTAACGGGAGACATCTGGACAACAAACAGCAAATCGGAAGTCGCAGACGCGACCTCGTCGGTCAGCCTCAAGGTCAACAACCTTCTGTACTCTTCCCTAGGTGTCCTGTACATCCTCACTTCCGGCACAAGAAACAGCCTGAAGGGTTCATGGCTGTTCTCTTTGGACATAGAAACACAGTCTAGGGTGCAGGCCCACCTGATCCACGGCGATCCGGTGGAGACATCAACCTCCGCCCCTGCGGGTGCGGAGAACAGCGTTTCCGTCAACTGGGAGGCGGTGGGGATTCCACCGGAAGACACGACGGAACACGACATCACCGGGGATGGCGGCGCAAAGGTCTGGGTGGTCACGTCAGTAGCCAGCTCCCCATACTACGACAAGACAGACAGGGTTTCCCTGTACGATCCGAACAGGTCGCTGAGCGTGCCGGAGACGAGCGTGGAGGGCGCGGTGTCGGCCAAGTACACAGGGATGGGCACCGGAGATAGCGGCAAGGCCGACGCCCTTCAGTCCATCGCATACGATCCGGTCAACGGAATTCTGCTTGCGTGCGGCGGACAGGTGTGCGGAGACGTGTCTGGTTCCATAGTTGCCCTCAATCCCTCAACGATGTTGCCTGTCCAGTACCAGATCGGAACGGTGGCCTACATTGGCGGAGGGTCTGGCTCAGAGCCGGGGCCAACGAACGACATCGGCATCCTGTACAACAGCTCGGGGTTTGACGAAGCGCAGCCCGACTACCCCATCATCGTAAAGATTGGCGACGAGGTCGTCAGGGTGACTGGACTGCTTGATGACGCCAACGCGGAAGCTGGGCGAGACGACGTTCTGGACTGCGACACAAGGGGTAGCTGCGGGACAACAGCCGTTTCCCAGCCAAAAGGAACCCCGATCTACCGCGTGTTTAGCATGGGGCCGGAAAACAACATACTGACGTGCATAAGAACGACAGGATACGACCTCCGCGAAGACTATCCGGGCACAACCTTTGCCGTGGGCAAGATCGGAGCCACAAACACTGTCAGGCTGCTGGCGAGAATGAATGTAGTCAGAGACTCCAGCAACAGTGTAACTCAGGAGGGGGCCAATGCCCTCGGGCTGAGCAAAAGCAACAAGGTGTTTGGTTCAAAGGCTGGCTACACCTTCACCGGGGAGCTGTCAAATCCAATAGACGACGGGCTGGGCCTCCCGCTAGCCATGTCTTCTCAGTTTGTTCGCAGGGAGACTGTCTCCCCTGACGCGGGAACCAGATCCCTACAGCTTCTCGCTGTGTGCGGCGGCGAGGTGGCCTTGGTGGAAAAAGACAAGTTCACAAGCAGGGATACCGCGACGGAAGCGAGACTCGCCGTGCTTGGTAGGTCTTCAAGGCACGTCAGCGGGGCGTTTTACGGGGCCAACGCATACTTTTGCGACGGAAACAGCTACGTTGTCTGGTTCGGAACGGGGCAATTCCCTCTGGCTTGGGAAGCATCAACCGGGAACCTGCCGCTGGATAGGATGGGCAGGGCGGCCAAGCTCTCCGCGACTTGGAGAGGCAGGATTGTTCTGTCTGGGATCTCGTCTGAGCCTAGAAACTGGTTTATGAGTGCCCTCGGAGACCCACTCAACTGGGACTATTTCCCTGCCGTGACGCTGGAAACCCAAGCGGTAGCCGGGAACAACAGTGACGCCGGGCTGTCCGGCGACATCATAAACACCCTTATTCCATACACCGACGACCTTCTCCTGTTTGGGGGAGACCAGACAATCTGGCAAATGACCGGAGACCCGATGAGCGGTGGCCGCTTGGACCTCATCGCCGACATCACCGGGATCGCATACGGGGACTCTTGGTGCAAAGACCCGTTTGGAATAATCTACTTCTTCGGCAGCAAGGGCGGGGTGTACAGGATGCAGCCCAACCAGAAGCCACAGATGCTTAGCCAGACATCCATTGCGGAGTCCTTGAGCGACGTGGACATAGACAACACGAGGATTCAGCTCGTCTGGAACAACCGCGAGATGGGCGTCCATGTGTTTCTCACCCCCCACGACCTCGGGAAAAGCCTGAATCACTACTTCTACGACGTGAGGACCGAGTCTTGGTGGCGAGACTCTTTTGCGGACTCAGACCACAACCCGACCTCGGCTATGGCGGTAGACGGCTTTTCTGCGAAAGACAGGTCGATCCTTCTCGGGACAAAGAAGGGTGGGGTTTTGAAGTGGGATCGGGATGCCGTAAACGACAACGGGGAACCCATAAAAAGCCATGTCCGCCTTGGCCCAATCAGGTCCACCAACCCGCTGTCGTCCGTGAGGCTTGAGGAGCTGGAGGGGACTCTGGCAAGCGGGGCGGGTACAATAACATACGAGGTCATCAAGGAGAGCAGTTCTGAACTGGCCGCGACATCCACGACGGCACTGTTCTCTGGAACCATGACCGGAACGACAAGGATGGTTGACCGCCGCAGGGCCATCGGCAAAGAGATATACCTGAAGCTGTCCAGCACGTCGCCCTCTTGGGCAATGGAGAGCTTTTCTTGTCTCGTTAGTGATCTTCCCGCGTCCGCGTCGAGGAGATTCAGATGACACAAAGGCAACACCCAAGAGTTGTAGGAACTAGCCCCCGCAACCGCCGGGCCACAAACCTCTGGTCTGGCAGGCACGGCGTCATTAAGAAGCTGGGAATCGACCAGAACGACCCGGACACAACACTCGATGTCAACGGGGCGATCACGTTCAGGAAGACAGCGGAGCCCTCTAATCCAGACCCCGGCGCGACCGTCATCTGGATGGACGACGGTAGCTACCTTGACGAGGGAGATGTCTTCGCCCGAGTCAATGTCCTCGGCAACGTGAAAACCTTTGAGATTGTTGACTTCGTCGGCACGGACTACTTTGTAAGCGGCGTCCACTCCAGCGACGGCGGAGAATACGAGATCGAGTGCGTCCATTCCAACGGTCAGGAATACTGGCTTGAGGGAGAAGTCTAATGCCTTCAAAACAAATCAGGGAATTTTTACAGACATCGGTCGATCCGGCTGTAGACGAAACTTTTATAACAAGCGTGCGGCTGGCGGACCTGATGCTTTACCAGCAGTACGACGCCCCCTACACGAATTACGGGATCGAAGTAGACGATGTCTTCAAGTCGCTCGGTTACACATATGGCCCAGCCGGGGTGCATACCGGGTCGTCGGTAACTCTGACAAACTTGGGAGGACTAACGAACGGGGGCGGGTTCGTGAAGATTCTTCAGGACTCTTTGCTTGACTCGGCCTCGCTGCAACTCTGGGCATCCAAGGGGAGCTACACCGGGGGTAAGTGGAACCTTGTAGCCGGTCCCGTGGCGTCCTCTGGCCCAGCCGGTGAATTCAAGATTCAGAGCTACGTTGAGGGCACCGAGTGGACTGACATCGTCACGATAGACTCCGGCTCGCAGAGCTTCCCCGACAAATCGGAAGTCACAATAAAGGACCGGCTCGCAGCCACCAGCCTGATCCTCGACGGCGGGAAGATTCACTACCAAGATGCGGCCAGTTTATTCCCAAACCCGACGGGCGGGGCAGACACGCTCCATCTGGAACACGACATAGACCTTGTGATGATGGGCGGCGTTGATGCCGCCGACACCAATTTCGTCAAGTGGGACTCGGGCACCAATACTCTGGAGTTCAAGGGTGCCCCGGTTTCAGACGCAGTCCTGAGCCCCGTCACAACCCACATCCTGATGGACGATTTTTCCCTGCTCGGTTTCGGGGGAGACAACGGGGCAGCGGGAAACTACCTGACTGCCGGGAAGACCGACGAGGGAGACGATTCAGAAGTCACCGGACTCCTTTATTCGGGGTCAATGGTCTGGGCGACCAACCAGCAAGTAGATTTTGAGATCAAGAACCGGGACACCAGCGACGGCGGGGCATCCCTCACCCTGACGGCAGACAACGGGACTACAGCGGGGGATATGTGCGAAATCAGGTACGGAGCCTTGAGCAACGGAGCGGGCAGCTCCGGGGTAATGTCCTTCGGGATTTACACAGACCACGGAGCTATCGGCACGCCCTACCTGCCGATGGTGGTCGGGAAGATCGACCCATTCGACAACAAGGCGCATGTGGGAATACACGGAAGCGCACACATCGAAGATGAGTTGCGGCTATACGGAACCGGCGTGAACTTCCCCGGCCATATGATCGGGGGCAGAACCCCAGCAGCAAAATACACCGGCCTCAAGGGACCGGGCACCATCGCCACCAGCCATGTGTACGAGATGCCAGCCGCGTTTCCCGGCTCGGACATGGTATTACAGTCAACCGACGCTGGAGTTATGTCTTGGGTTACGCTCCCGTCCACTGGCACAGGAACGGTCGAAGCGGGAACGCAGTACAAGGTCGCCTACTACCCCAACGTAGACCAGACCCTCGTAAACGACACATCCGCCCTGTACTGGAAGAGCGACAGGCTGGGAGTCAACGAGGACGATCCCCAGACCGACGTACACCTGAAAAGCACGGCAGGGCCAACAATCCGCCTTGAGCGGGATGAGGCAGATCCTGTCGAGAATGGCGACAAGCTCGGGACAATTGAATTCTACGGGGTCGATGAACACCCATCCGACCCCGGAAAAAACTTTGAAGGGGTGGGGGCAAGTATCGTCGCAGAGGCGAGCGGCATCTGGTCGTATAACGAATCACACGCCAACGACACCCAGACGGAGCTTCAGTTCTGGACGACCCCCGACGGGGAAGACTCTCTGACAAAGCGGCTGACAATCAAGGATTCCGGCGTCATCAAGCACGAGAAGGCGACGCAGGCAAGCATCAACTCGCCGGACTTTGCAGCCTCGCTGACTATCGACTTGGACGAATCCGACCTCCACAAAGTCACCCTCACCGGGAACGTAACCACCCTCATCTTCGTCAACTCCAAGGAGGGGCAAAGATTTATCCTCCGGGTCTTGCAGGATGGGGCGGGAAGCCGCACAATCAACTGGTCCGGCTTGGACATAAAGTGGGCGGGCGGAGGAACGGAGCCGGTACTCACCTCGACACCCAACCGGGCGACCGTCCTTGGATTCCTGACAACAGAAGACACCAAGTACGACGGATTCGTCATCGGCAAAGACATCGTTTAGGAGAGCAGAATGACATACGAAGAACTCACCCCGGAGCAGCAGGGAATCCTTCAGGTCTACCTGAAAGAACTCCGCCCTGCGGCCATCCAGTTCGCCGGATCAGCGCACCGGGCATCCCTTCTGGGAGCCTCCTACTTGAATCAGGTTGCGCCAGTCCTCGGCCTGCTCGACGCTGGAGAGGAAATCCCGAACACCACGAACCTTGCTGGAGCCGAGGGGCTGCTGAAAGAGGACGTGGAAGAACTCTCCGGCGACGTGCAGGACATCGGGGACGCCTTCTCTTCTCCCGCAAAGCAGGCAATCTACCTGAAAGCCTGCGGCCTGAACGCGCTGTTCGGAGACTGAGATATGGGCGCACCTACGAACTACTTCGTCGATCATTTTTCCGGCTTTGACGACCTGTTCATGGCCGACGGGTCATCCGACACGGACGCTTGGGCGACAGTAGCGTTTGCACTCGAAAACATCACACACGACGCCTCAAACGGAACGCAAATTCTCATAAAGGGCAATGGGACTCTAACCGATGGTCAAGGCGAGTCTGTAGCCATAGACCCCACGACGATGAGTAGCGGGTATTCGACTATTGGTGCCGGGGCACCGCTCATCTTCCGAGGGTACACGTCACAAGACCCAGTAACGGAAGTTGTCACCTACGGTGAGGCGAAGCTGTGGGGGGAATTCACCCAGATGTTTACGACAACATACCACCCGATTGTCGCTGACAATTACAACGTGGGGACCGGCGAAGTAGGTGCCAAGGAGAGCAACCACGTTATTTTTTACGACTTACACTTCCGAGGCACCGGATCGGTAAACCCGCACGTCTCCCTGAACAGCTCCAACCACTTCATAAATTGCAGGTTCTCTGGCGGGTCACAGGGAGACTGCATAAGGCTCACTGACGATTGCTCGTTCATCGGCTGCCACTTTTCTAACATGGGTTCCACAAGCAGTAGTGGCAACCACCTGATCGACTGCTCCGGCCCCGGACACACAATCCTGAATTGCGTGTTTGACTTCCTCACGGGAAACGCACCGTATGCCTGCATAAAAACAGCCGGGACCAAAACCAATTGGATTATTGGCAACGTCTTCATGCTGGGTGACGGCTGCTCTGCCGTGAAGTGGAGTGGCGGGTACACGTCCGGCTCTTCGCCCAACTGCATGTGGTTTGTGGGCAACAGTCTTTTCAGCGACTCAGACCCGAGGGTCGATACGTTCAGGGCCAGCCAGAACGCCGCAAAGAGAATTGTCTACATGGACAACCTCGTGGAGGGGTTTGCTGTCGGGATCGACCTCAAGAGCAGCCATAATGTTCTGGCTTGGGGCGGAAACTCTGCCTTCAACAACACGACAGACTTTGATACAGTCGCAGACATCTGGTATGAGTTTTCTGGCGGAAACTTCTCTGTCGCTGACGCCGACAACAACAAGTCGTTGTCGCAATCACCCTTCTTGGACGCGGCAAGCAAAAAGATGTCTTGCAGGCCAGCCAGAACCAGCGGGGGAGACGAGGCTGTAGTCGGCCAGTGCGTCTCCCTGAACAACCACGCCAGCACACTCGTAAAGAGAGGGGACAGGGGGGCGGTCCCCCGAGGGCCGCTAACCCCGCCTGTGGAAGGGGGGATTGTTCGATGAGAGATCTTGGAGACAGGCGAGAAGACGATGTTATCAATTTCGGCATCACCTTTTACGGCCAGACCGGCAGCCCGAAAGACCCCGAGACCGACCCAGCCATTGCCCTTGCGGTGTTCAAGGATGACGACGAGGACGACAAATCAGTCGAAGGTATTGCGCTTCAAACGCACGACAGCACCAACATGGACGGGCTTGTCAGAATCACGCTCACGCTCACTCACGCATTCTACACTCCGGGTTCCGACTACTTCCTTGTCCTGACTGCGGGGGAAGTAGATAATGTGAGCTTGGCTGGCGTGTGCGTCGCCACGTTTTCCATAGTCAACAGGGTCACCTTGCCGTTTGTGGGAATTGACGGGGCGGTTGACACGGCAACCCTAGCGTCCTCTACAACCGTATTTGAAACTGATCTTACTGAGGCGAGCGACGACCACTACAATGACCAAGCTCTTGTCTGGGGTGCCGGGGCGACAAACGCCGGTCTGACATTTTTCATCACCGACAGCCAAGGGACGACGGCGAATACCAACAACAAGGTAAAGCTGACCGTTCAAACGATGCCGAACGCACCAGCAGACGACGACACATTCGTCATTCTCGGAACGAAAGGAAGCTAACATGGCACACGCAGACCTGAGAAGCATCGTCTTCAACAACGCAATGCTCCTGAACGCAACGGACCACTCGGACGACGACGGCGTCGGGGGGACTGGTCTCGACCTCGGCGGGCCGGGGTCAGTTGCCCACGCCTTCAACGCCCGTCTCTGCAAGGAGTTCAACGCTTCCGCCGTCCATCCCGGCGACAACACCGACGCCAACCGTGCAGGCGGGGACAACAACGACTTTTGGAGCCTTGCCAACCATATGTTTCAGGGCACAACTGACGGGTCGGCTTACGACTCGGGCGACGACATCCTGCTCACTGGGGTTTCGTGTGTAATCAACGAGAGTACCGGGGTCAACTTTGTTGACTTCAAGGCCCGTTCGATCACTTGGCCGTCC